ATAAGCGACCAGCCTGATCCGTCCGATGTTGGTTGCCGTGGCGACATAAAACACCGCGCCGGCAAAAGCACCGAATACCACACCATAATCGGTTCCGGTCGCCAGACCGAATACACTGGCCCCCATTAATCCACCAGCCAACACTGTCGCACTGGATACAGGTTCGGACATTCATCCCCCTCTGGTTATGTGGGTCCTCTCAGTTATGAGGGGAAATAAAAAAGGCTGCCTGATGGCAGCCCTGATAAGGTTTAAGTCATTTAAACTGGCGATTGTAACGGTCCGGAAAGTACTTCTGCTTCGCCGTTATGGCAGATATCATCACCCCTTGTCAGATGCCAGACACCGACAATAAGCTGTCCTGATTCCAGATCGTCAACTGTGTCATTCGTATAGTATGCCACCTGAACAACACCGTTATGCTGAATCCAGTAATACCCTTCTTTCATTCACACCTCCGCAAGACTAAGCAAATAGTATAGGGCGAAGCAGAAAATGCCGCGGTGCAAGAAGCCACAACTCAAATCCTGTTGTACAGGCTGCTCTTTCCAGTCATAGCCCCACCACCGATAGCTCAGATGGCACAGTGTGTGATCAAAGGGTCAGGCTTCACGGGCTGCGTTTGCTACGTAGATAATATCGAGGGTGGTTCCCGGAGCCTGATATAGTGGACGGGCTCTACGCAAGCGCCTGTCGGATTGGGTTATGAGCCGTCCGCCAGTGAGCCCTGAATACGGAAAAGGCCCGCCGAAGCGAGCCCCATAATTTGTTAAAAAACAGCTCTATTTAACATAATGTACGTTATCGGCACCACGCGATCCGCACTCGCCACAGGTTTGCGGTGAAAGGCGTATTTACGCGGGTTAAGTGGTTCGAAACGGACAAAAGCGAGTGAATAAATCGTGCATAAAACAGGGTGCAAAATGCATAGCGTTTTTTCGCAGCGTAAGCCCTGTTTTATTAACTTTTCCCCTGAACGGGGCAAGAAAAAAGCCCCCACACGGGAGCCTCTTCGTTGAGGTCAGAAATTCAACTCATACCAGCGTAGCGCACTTTTTGCGGCCCGCACTAATACTTTTTTCACTTCGTTGTTTTTCAACCTCAGGATCCATTTGCAAACGCACATTCAACATGCAAAGACACCCTTCGATAAACCCTTCTGCGGTAGACATGAGGCGGCGGACCTCACGTTCGGAAATTTTAGCCCTTCGCCCTATCTCGCGTTTGGTCAACCCGTGGACGTAGTACAGCATGATGACGTCCAGCTCCTCGGGCTTGCGCACCTGCTGCAGACGGCAGACACAGCCATCAATAACCAGCCCGTCGTCGTCGCAGCAACTCAGTCTGTTGGACGAACTGCTGACCACAAGTCCTTTAAACCCGGCAGCGACCGGAGCCCAGCTTACTGCGGTGTTGCTATCGGCAGCCCAGCCGCCCCAGCGCTCTAAAACCAGTTGAATATTACGCATAGCTCTGACCTCTACGTTTTGCTACAGAAAATTTTTCAGGGAACCGCGCCCGCCTCTCCGTGGGCATAGGTAACACAGCCCCGATTTGTGTATCGCACACCCCAACATGCAAAAAGCTATTAATTCGGCCTGTATCCACCTGTAACCACTGTATCCACCATCTTTCTAACCTTTCCCTGAACGACTTATATATATATATGGGGTTCTTAGTAATAAGGTGGATACAGTGGATACAGTGGTTACAAACATTTAAATTCAATTAGTTAAAATGTAACCACCTATAGCCTGAGGTGGTTACAGGTGGTTACGCCACTATCCAAACCTTTAAGACTTTGCCGTCAACACGACGTTGAACGCGCTTATAACCGCAATTTTGCAAAACATTGCTAATTCGCATTTCTTCGCGTTTTCCGATGTGGCTGGGATTTAAGCCAATCGCATCACGCAAAACGTCACTAGCGCGTAAAAATTCGCAGTTTCGCGGAATGTCGTTAGTCATCAGGTCAGGCGTGTCGAGCCATTTCTCTACCGTCTCGAGCCACGCGTCCTTGATGGTGTACTGTTCGTGGACACTCGCACCGAGCCGTTCAGCATCGCGGAACTGGATGCCACCGAGGCGCTTAAACGTCTCGCGAGCCTCAGCCCATAGCAAAAGCAGGTCGGTTTTTATCGCTTTCACGTCGACTTTCGACACCTCAACGGGCAACCACCGGCGGTTACCGGTCTTATCCGCGAGGAATTCGTCCTCGTTGGTGGTACCGACGAACACCAGGCGACGCGGGAACTGGGTGGCGAATTCACGATATTTAGGGATCCAGTTCTCATGCGTGCGCGTCACGAATGCCTTGATGCTTTCCAGCTCTTTGGTATTGAGGCCGCGCAGCTCGCCAATCTCCGCCACCAGACGCCCGCGCATCTTGCGTGCGAGGTCATCGTCTTTCTCTGCGAAAGAGATCTCAGTGAAGAACGCCGGGTCGGGGCTCAACGCCTCCACGCCGGAGGATTTACCGCAGCCCTGAGGACCGACGAGGATCGGCACCATATCGGCTTTAACACCGGGCTCCAGCACCCTACCAGCCAGCGCCGTCCACATGTACATGGACACCGCGCGGGTATATGGCGTGTCAGCGGTACCGAAGTGCGTATGGTAGAAAGATTCGATGCGTGGCACGCCGTCCCACTCCAGCCCGTTTAGCCAAGTGGTCGCCGAATCGAACGGCTGTTCGTCAGCGGCCAGCAGCACCACGTCGCGGATGAGCTCGCGCCCGACAGGCTTAAAGCCGCGCTTTTCCATCGTGATGCGCAGGCGCGCATAGTCCGCATCGGTGAACGCCTGCCACTGACCGGAGCCTGCCGGGGCGAACATGATTTCATCGCGGAACTGGTCGAAGCGAATATCGATGTCCACGAAGTCAGGACGCACAACGGCTTTGGCCGCGTTGCTGATGGTGGCCTCGATGCGGCCCCACTTATCGCGCTCGAACGCAGGCAACGGTAATGGCTCGGCCACTTCTGTGCTGGTCAGGTCTTCGAAATCGTCGTTGCGAATCCCAATGGCATTAAGGAAATCGCCGTCATCGCGGTGCGCACAGCTGGCGTGCAGACACTTGAAATGCCCCTGCTCAAAGCCCGCGGTACCACCCGGGAAGTAAACTGTGCTGGTCGGGTCGCCGCTGGTGCTGTGACCATCCTCAAACGGGCAGCGGATATAGCGCTCGCCGTTCGCGCCGTCCAGCAGCGTCCAACCGTTCGCATCCAGATAATTCGCTGTCTCATCCGTGGCGCCGGGCGTGAACGTTGAGCGGTCGCGCATCTTCGTGCTGCCCGCTTCAGTGGTGACCGACACAGGCAACTGGTCCGCCAGGCGCTGCCACAGCGTTTCGAACTGGTCAGCAGTAACGACGGGTGGCTCATCCGGCAGACCACCGTCCCATTCAATACGCGCGCCGCTGCTGTGCGTACCGCAGGCAACGAACTGCTGCCCGTTCGCCAGTAGCTCGATAATCCCCATATCACCCGCCAGACGGTGGATGCGCTTACGGAAATCGCCGTCAACGGCCAGCAGGTACAGACATTTATTGCTGTTGGCGCGCCAGCGTCGTGGCGGCAGCTCGCCCAGCAGCTGCACCAGCGTTTTGCGAATATCAGCCTGGATGTCTTCGTCTTCGCTGTCACAGTCCAGCGCAAGCCAGCCGTGACCTGTACGCACGCAGATCCCGTAATCGGGCTCTTTAGACCATCGGGCAAAGTCATGCTCAGTTACGACGTGTTCTGTCCAGTGTGAAATACCGGTGACCTGACGGTCACGGTTATAGCGGCTCGGTGTTTTGCCAAGCGCTTTCAGTTTACTGTCGGGGGAAATGGCCGCGTCTGGATTGCAAACGACTGGCAGCAACTGGTCAGTACGTCCCAGCACCAGATCGAAGTGAAACCATTCATCAGGCGTCGCCCCCCAGCTTTTGTTTTCTGGCATGGGTTACGCCTTTTTGTCGTTTTGGAGGCCGTGCAGCAACCAGTTAGGATCGCAATCAAGCGCAACGGACATTTCAAGAAGATAACGAGGGCGGGAGATAACACCGCTTTCAATTCTGTTTATCGCCTGCTGACTAACCCCTGTTAGCTCTGCCAGCGTGACCTGTGTCATTTTGAGCTCTTTACGTCGCTCTTTTACTCGAGTAGCCAGAGTCATCGTCATCACCTCATACAATTTTAGTGGTATTTAGCAACAACTAATGATGTTTGTCAAATACAACAAAAATTGTATTTAATAATAGAGGGTCATAATTTCAACTCTTAAAAGGTATTAACAATGTCTCTCGCAGCACGCTTCAAAGCCCGCCGCCTCGAGCTCGGAATGACACAAGTAGAAGTCGCGAACTCTGCGGGGGTGAGTCAACAATCGATTGAGTCTATTGAAAGTGGACGGACCCGAAAGCCTCGCAACCTTTTGGACCTTGCCAAAGCGTTAAAATGCAGCCCGGACTGGCTTCTGAATGGCAAGAACATCATGCCGCTTACTGAAATAAGCACCAGAAGAATACCTGTACTGAGCTATGTGCAGGCAGGTTGCCTCACAGAAGCAAGAGACATAACCGATCTGACAGGTGATTTTGAATATATTCTGGCTGACTCCGATGTACCAGAGACGTGTTTTGCACTGCGTATAGATGGCGATAGCATGCAACCTGAATTTAAAGAAGGGGATATTGTTATTATAGACCCCGACCTATGCCCTGCTCCCGGCGAATTTGTCGTCGCCAAAAACAACGGACATGAAGCAACGTTTAAGAAGTACCGCCCGTTAGGAATAGGGATTGACGATTTCGAACTGGTACCACTTAACCCTGACTATCCAGTATTACGTAGCGCGGAGCTGCCATTACGCGTTATTGGAGTGATGATTGAGCACCGCATTTACCGCCGTAAGCGTTAATTTACCCCTTCAGGAGGGTCAGAAGATCCTCCCTTCCCTTACTTGTAAAATTCTACAAACTAAATTCATTTAAATATCAATAACGTGGTATTCACACGACACAAAATACCACATTTGTGGTTTACAAAATACAACTCAAATTGTAGATTTAACCCCAAGTCGAACGGCGCGACTCTAAGCCATGCGTCGGGACCGTGGCGGGACAGGATGTCGGCAATACGGGTCAATTTAAAAATATCAAACGTAAGAATCCCCGTCGGCACCTTGAACCGGGCGACGGCTAATACCGGGAAGGTAAACAAAGTGGATAGTTGGCAAAGGAAATCGAGGAAACCGCTCACAGGTCACACGTGGGTATCTGGAAGGCTTAGAACAAAGGCAGATAGCTTTCCTCTGTAACAAGGCGAGTTCCACCATGGGCACAGCTTACGTTTGATAGCTCCCTTTGGGGTGCGGTGAATTGCAGTCCACCGAGACAAGCCGAAGATCAGCACCGGCCGCCGCACCACCAAAGTGAACTGACCAACACAGGAATACATCATGATCACTGTTAAAAGAGCTGAATACCTGTCTGCGCTGACATGCGCTGGCGTGAAGGAGGTCCGCTATTACCTGAATGGCATTTTCTTTGACCCTGAAGGTTTTGTTGTGGGTACAAACGGGCATCGCCTGTTTTGCGGTAGGGCCATAACCGAAGGGGAAAGCGCTATTGTCAACGTGAAAGCAAAGCCTCCCACAAAATTTGAGCAGGTCCGTATAGATACGGTATTGAAAGCGGCCACTTTTCTCAATAACGAAGGTCAGACCGTCATGACATCGCCTGTCGAAGTTATCGACGGACATTTTCCGGACTGGCGACGGGTGGCTGACTTTAAACCCGGGAAAGTGGATGCCATTGGTATACATCTGCCATATCTGGCAGACGCTGCGAAATGCTCAAAATATTTCGATAAAAAGGCCAACGCCATTATCGAAACACAAGGCGTATCTGACGCGATACGCCTTCAGTTAAGCGCTGACGCTTATATGCTCATTATGCCAGTCCGTATGCCGTCCCCCATCTGAATAAATCATCCATTGCTGTGTGTAGTCTTTGCCCGCCGCTACTGACGGGCTTTTTTATGTCTGAAAACGCATTCAGCGGAGTGCGTTCCCCGACATAAAAGGAGCACCACCGATGAAACCTGAACACCTCCACCGGCTGACGGGGCGCGATGTGCTCCGTTATCGCCGCAAACACTTCGATTTGATTACCGGTCTGGCCCTCGCTACTGCGCTCGGCCTGATCATAACTTTCATTCTCCTTGTAGCGAGGACTGCAGTATGAGCTTAGAAACAAACCTGGAGCTTAATAACCAACTGGTAACCCGTAATAACGAACTGCTGGAACGTCTAATCAGCACGCTGGCATCAGGCGTTGTCATGCGCCCGGATGCTATAGCGCAGGTGCAGGAATACCATGAAACAGTGGCTAAAACAAAAGCGGCACTGACACTGGATGATCTGGAGTTCAGCGATGTTGTCGCATTAGCGGCTTTCTACCCGGTAGCAAAGCCCATCACCGAAGAAATGCTGCAACATGCAATCTCATACCGCGATGCAACCAGTGAAGCACGCGTGGTGCAAATCGATGCACTGGACAGCGCGTTGCAGGGTGTTAAACGCGCGAAAGAGTTGCTTAAACCCGCCCTGCTCGACCTGTCCCGCAACATTCTGAAATTCTGGGACGACCTGCCGACCATCGGCGAGCGCCGTGCTTTTGCCGAGCGCCTGCTTGATGCTCCGCCAGCCGGGCGCGATGAAGTAAAGCCGAAGAAAGGCAGCAGCAAAGACAGTAAAACCGAAGAACGTACAGGGCCGTTTTACATCAAAAGCCCAGACGGTTCAGCCGCCAGCGAGCTGCACACTTTACGCAAGCTGAATGCAATGCTTGAGAAAGGCCACATCGAGATTAACCGGGTTGAATATCTCCAATTGCAGGAAGAATTCGCACGTAAAAACGCAGCAAATAGCAATCAGCAAGTGACCACTGATACTGACGATCAGCCTGAGTATGCTGCGCTGCGTAAACAGGCCGAAAGGTTGATCCTCCAGCTCGCGAAAGGCGGATACCGTGCCGAAGCCATTGCCATTCTGGAAAAACATGGTGCCAAAAAACTCGGCGAAGTCGCTGACGAGCACCTCGCAGACGTGATCGCCCAGGCCGAAAAAGCGCTGGAGGGCTAATTATGCCAGATGTTCATGCAAGACTTTCCCCGTCATCCGCGCATCGGTGGATGCGCTGCCCCGGCAGTCTGGCGCTGGAAGCCACTCAGCCAGACAAAGAAACGTCCTTTGCTTTAGAAGGTACCGCAGCACATGCACTTGCCGAAAAGGTGCTGCGCAACCGCCAAAGCCACCCGGAATACTATGCGGGCTGCAATGCCGCTATGTTCCTCGGTTCTTACCCGCTCGCTGCGCATCCTGATGATACTACCGGCCCACAGGTAGGTGAGGAAATGGTCGAAGCCGTTGGCCGTTACGTCGATACAGTCTGGGCACTGTCACAGGGCAATGAGTTGCTTGTCGAACAACGTGTCGACTTTTCGCACATTGTCGGAGTGCCTGAGTCATTCGGTACCGCTGACGCCGTCATCATCGCCGGCAAAGAGCTGCAGATCCACGACCTGAAATACGGTAAGGGTGTGCGGGTCGATGCTGAGCAGAACGAGCAACTGCAGCTATATGCCCTGGGCGCACTTGAGCAATTCTGCATGCTGTACGACTTCGAAACGATACGCCTGTTCATCCACCAGCCGCGGCTTAACCACGTTTCAGAGTGGGCCCTGACGGTGGAAGAGCTCCAGACGTTCGGCGAACGGGCGCAGGAGGCCGCCGCTCATGTGATCGTGATGTTCAACATCGCTGATTGCGAAAGCATCGAAACACTGCCACTGGAGAATTTCACCCCGGGCGAAAAACAGTGTCGCTTCTGTAAGGCAAAAGCCGTCTGCACTGCTCAGAAAATGCAGCATATGCAAACAGCTGCCAGCGATTTCGAAGATCTGTCTAAACCTGTCAGCGAGATAATCGCCGATGCCAGCGCACGTGTCCCCCTGTTAACCGTCGAGCAACTGGCGGAGATCTACAGCCAGGCCGACTTTATCGAATCGTGGCTAAAGGCAGTACGCGACCGTGTAAACGCTGAGCTGAACGCCGGGCATCCGGTACCGGGCTTTAAGCTGGTTACTGGTAAACAGGGAAATCGTGCCTGGAGCGATGAAGAAGCCGCCCGCGCACTGCTGAAAGACCAGTTCCGCTATAAAACCGAGGAAGTTTTCGACCTTAAACTAATTAGCCCGACCAAAGCCGAAAAGCTCATTAAAAAGGCCAGCCCCCGCCGCTGGACGAAAGTCGAAGCGCTGATCACCCGCGCTGACGGTAAGCCCACCGTCGCCCCCGAATCCGACCCGCGCCCAGCGCTCAATATCAACCCTGTTAACGATTTCGACGACGTGTCCGACGACGCGCTCGCCGCAAACCTCATCTGATTAAGGAAATACCCATGAAAATTAAACTGAACAACGTCCGCCTGGCCTTCCCTGCTCTGTTCGAAGCCAAAACCGTAAACGGTGAAGGCGACCCGCGCTTCTCGGCAGTCTTTCTGATGGCTCCGAACCACCCACAACTGGAAGAAGTTCGCAAGGCGTTAAAACAGGTGTCCAAAGAGAAATGGGGTGAGAAGTGGGAAATCATCTACGGCCAACTCGAGAAGAAGCTCAACCTGTGCCTGCATGACGGTGACGAGAAAGCTGAATATGAAGGCTTCCCGGGTAACTTCTTCCTGAACGCAGCCAACAAAGCGCGTCCGGCAGTTCTTGACCGCGATCGCTCACCGCTGATTCAGGCTGATGGGCGCCCGTATGCAGGTTGCTACGTCAACGCAGTGATCGACATCTGGGCGCAGGACAACAACTTCGGCAAACGTATCAACGCTTCGCTGGGCGGTGTTCAGTTCCTGCGCGATGGCGACGCCTTCGCTGGCGGAGGTGTGGCAAGCACTGACGACTTCGACGACATCAGCGAAGGCGCCGATGCCGACGCGTTGATTTAACCCCCACCGCGCCCGGCATATAGCCGGGCTGTTTTCCGAGGTCAGAACAATGGCACAAACAGTATTAACCAACCATATTAAAGAACAAGTTATCTGTAACGCGCTGACAAAAGCGGGAATACCCAAGCGCAAAGCGGCGCTGCGAGCAGCGCGTATTGACTGGGCTGAGCGTGTTCGCCTTGCGGCGATTGGTGGTCAAGAAGTTGAGGCCGAGATAATCAAAAACCTCAAAAAAATAGAAACGCTGGTATCAAAATTCCCCGAATCGTTAAAAACCGCCAATAGTATTATCAGGAAAGATAACGACATGTATCTGTATCTGAATCTGGCTGGCTCTCGGGTTAACGTCTATTTCAACGGTAACTACCGGGGGTATGAATCAGGCTCCCCGGACCACATTCACAAAATCGCACCGAGTGAATTTACCCTGCTGGCAGATGACCCCTTAGTTACTGAGTTTTACGGGTTTGATGCACTTTATAAGCAGATTCAGAGCGATGAGTCAGACATTCGCCAGAACGTCAGCGCCGCATTGAGCAAAGTACGTACTGTTAAACGCCTGCTGGAAGAATGGCCCGAAGCTAAAGAGCTTCTGCCGGCTGACACCCCGTCCGTCCCCCTACCACCAGCGATACGGCGCGAAACTCTCAACGAAATGATCGGACTCCCTTCTGACGAAGAAGTCACAGCGTAATCACCTCACCCGGCCATGCGCCGGGTGTTTTGCAAAGAGCGTCCCTTTTTGCAAAGCACCCGCGAGGAATATCTATGTCTGAAAACATTCTCTGGGGCGACCTGGAAACCTTCAGTGAAATACCCATTAAAAACGGAACACATGCCTATGCCGAGGGCGCCGAAGTAATGTTATTCGCCTGGGCTATCAACGACGGGCCTGTTAACGTCTGGGACGTCACTGCCGGCGGCGGTATCCCCCATGGCTTGTACGAGGCAATCGTAGCCCCTGAAACCCTGCTTTATTTCCATAATTCGCACTTTGACCGCACCGTCCTGCGTTATGCAATGCCGCGGCTGGCACCGCCAGTAGAACGCTGGCGCGACACAATGGTACAGGCGCTGGCGCACGGCCTCCCCGGCGCACTGGGGGCGCTCTGCGAAGTGCTGGGCGTTCCGCAGGACAAGGCGAAGGATAAAGAAGGCAAATCGTTGATACAGCTCTTTTGTAAGCCCCGTCCGAAGAACAGCAAACTGCGCCGGGCCACCAGCAAAACGCACCCGGAGGAATGGCGGCGCTTTGTTGCTTATGCTGGCCTTGATATCGAAGCCATGCGCGAAGTCTATAAACGGCTGCCGAAATGGAACTATCAGGGGACCGAGCTGGCGCTCTGGCATCGTGACCAGCAGATCAATGACCGCGGCGTCTGCATGGATGTGCAGCTCGCGCAGGCAGCAATCGAAGCTGTAGACCTGGAACAAAAGCGCCTTGCGAAGCGCACGCAGGTGATGACCGACGGCGAAGTGCAGGCGGCGACGCAGCGCGATGCCATGCTCAAACACATTGTAGAATCCTACGGCGTGGAGCTGCCGGACATGCAGCGCAGCACGCTGGAACGCCGTATGGCGGATCCTGATTTTCCGTCGGCGGTGAAAGAGCTGCTGGCTATCCGCCTGCAGGCCAGCACCACCAGCACCAGTAAGTACAAATCACTGATGAAGGGTGTGAGCAGTGACGGGCGTCTGCGTGGCACACTGCAGTTCTGCGGCGCATCGCGAACCGGGCGCTGGGCCGGGCGATTATTCCAGCCGCAGAACCTGCCCCGCCCTTCTCTTGAGCAGGAGCAGATAGACGAGGGCATCGAAGCGCTGAAAGCCGGATGCGCCGATCTGCTGTTCGATAACATCATGGAGCTGACCAGCTCGGCGCTGCGCGGCTGCATTATGGCGCCCGAAGGTAAAAAGCTGGTGGTTAGCGACCTGTCGAACATCGAAGGGCGCAAGCTGGCCTGGCTTGCCGGTGAGCAGTGGAAACTGGACGCGTTCAGGGAGTACGACGAGGGGACCGGCCACGACCTCTATAAACTGGCCTACGCCCGCGCCTTCAACATCTCGCCGGATGATGTCGACAAATACCAGCGTCAGATCGGCAAGGTGATGGAGCTCGGCCTCGGCTTCGGCGGTGGCGTTGCGGCGTTCTTGACCTTCGCCCTGGTCTATGGCCTTGACCTCGACGAACTGGCGAACGCCGCGCTGCCGAACATCCCCCGCGATGTTATCCGCGAGGCGAAAAGCTGGTACGACGAATCGGTTAAACGCAAGTCGACCTATGGCCTGTCAGAGCGTGTTTTCATCGCCTGTGACTCGCTTAAACGTCTCTGGCGCAGAGCGCACCCGGCAACCTGCGATTTCTGGTATGAGCTCGAGCGCACCGTCCGCGCCGCAATAGCCACACCGCAAAAAACGCTGTACTGCGGTTATCTGAAAATCCGCCGCGATGGCGCATGGCTGCGCATACAGCTGCCATCTGGGCGAGCACTCTGCTACCCGTCCCCGTCCATCGAGAAGGGGAATATCACCTATCAGGGCATTAACTCCTACTCGCGCAAATGGCAGCGGCTCAAAACCTACGGCGGAAAGCTGGTGGAAAACGTCACACAGGCGGCCGCCCGTGATGTTCTGGCCGGAAACATGCCGCTGATCGAGGACGCCGGTTACAGCATTGTGCTGACGGTACACGACGAAGTTATTTGCGAAGCACCGGACACCGACGATTTTAACGATGAAGCGCTTTCTGCACTGCTCTCCACTAACCCCGAATGGGCGCCCGATATCCCACTGAACGCTGGCGGCTTTGAGGCGTACCACTACCGTAAGGACTAATCGCTATGGCACAAGGCAACGTAGAAAATTTCGCAATCATTGTGTTAGTCAACGGCCGCACATCACAGGTCGAACTAACCACATCGCAAAAACGTTTGTTCGCAAAATTAACACTCGGCGCGCTAAAAGATAGCGGCACACTGAAACTTATGCCAATCGACGACATGGTCCAGTTACAACCCGACACCGAAGCATTTTCAGACGGAGGTCCGCTATGAAATACATTTTTATGGTCATGGACAGTCGAGCGCAGCTCGATATAGATAGCGCCGCAATCCTGGAATGCTGCGGCGATAAACAACCTTCATGGCGCACCCTGCGCAGAGACTGGGGCGATCAGGGCGCAGTTCTGGTCCGCTTCCGTCTGGTTAACAGCGATATGGCTACCGACCCCGAGGTTGTCGGCACCATCAACTGAGGTATCCCCTATGTCATTCGAAAAACACGACAGCCCATTGTATTTCCGGTCTGCAAGAGAGGCTATGCGCCTTGAGCAGGCTGGCGAGTACGACCGGGCGGCAAAGGTATGGGCGAAAGCGAATCGGGAATCACGCAACCCGGCAAACCAGCAGTGGAGCGATAACCGCGCTGACTTCTGCATCATGCAAAACATCCGTAGCAAGCGTAAAGAGGTGGGCGTGTAAATGAATGAAGTAACAATTCTCGACATGTGTTGCGGCTCGCGCATGTTCTGGTTCAACAAACAGGACACTCGTGCCGTGTTCGCTGATATCCGCGCCGAAGCGCATACCCTGTGCGATGGTCGTCGCCTGGTTATCAGTCCAGACCTCATTGCCGACTTCCGCGCGTTGCCGTTTGCAGACAAGTCGTTTCCTGTCGTGGTATTTGATCCGCCACACCTGGAGCGTGTGGGCCAGTCTGCCTGGATTGGTAAAAAATACGGGCGCCTGAATAAAAAAACGTGGCGTTCTGACCTCCGCGCCGGATTCAAAGAGGCGTTTCGGGTGCTGCGGCCCCGCGGCGTACTCATATTTAAATGGAACGAAACGCAGATTCCGGTAAGCCAGATTCTGGCGCTGACGGACGTAAAACCAATTATTGGCCAGCGCACCGGAAAAGGTGACAAAACCCACTGGATTATCTTTGTGAAGGAAGCTGAATAGTTATGGCCTACGAACGCGAAAGTCTTATCGAAAAGCACCTCGTCGCCGAAGTGAAAAAGGCTGGCGGTGTGGCTTATAAGTTTATATCGCCCGGTCACCGTTCAGTACCTGATCGCATTGTTCTGCTACCCGGCGGTCGCATCGTCTTTGTCGAATGCAAAGCACCCGGCAAAGAACCACGCGCCGACCAGCTACGCGAACACGAACGACTACGTGCGCTGGGCTTTAGCGTGGTGGTACTGGATAGCAAAAATCTGGAGGGGATATTGTGCGGGGAGCCTATTACAACGAAATAGACCCTAACGCAGCGCAATGGCTGCGTAACCTTATTGCTGCGGGGCATATCGCCCCGGGTGAAGTTGACGAGAGGAGTATCGAGGATGTCGCACCAGACGACTTGCGCGGCTTTACACAGTGCCATTTCTTCGCCGGGATCGGCGTCTGGTCATATGCTCTGCGTCTGGCCGGATGGCCGGATAACAAACCGGTCTGGACAGGAAGTTGCCCGTGCCAGCCTTTCAGCTCGGCTGGTAAAGGCGCTGGGTTTGATGACGAGCGGCACCTATGGCCAGCACTATTCTACCTCATCAGCGAGCGACGCCCTGAGCTGGTATTTGGCGAACAGGTTGCGGGAGTCAATGCCTGGTTCGATCTTGTACAAACTGACGTGGAAGCAGTGGACTACGCCTTTGGGCTTGTCCCGTTTCCGGCTGCGGGCGTCGGTGCCCCGCATATCCGAGACAGAGCATATTGGGTGGCCGACGCCAGCGGCGAGCGATCACAGCGGTGGCGGAAGCGCCTCAATAGCACTGAGGAAGATGTCCGGAGATCGCCGACCAACCTGCAACACCAATCCACAGCCGGAGACAAAACGCGGTCTGGAAACCTTAGCGGGTTTATCCAGACTTGCGGGCTGGCTGAGTCCTCTGGCGAGCAATACCAAAACGGCCTATCAGGATGCCGAGAAAGTAATAGCGCGTCAGCAGGCAGGACGGCAGCCGAACCCGCAGGATTATGCCTGCCTGAGCGGATGGCCGACAGTGACGACGATCGACAACAACCAGGTTCGGGGCGAGGGCGCAGCGGCCAATCATACCGAACGGGGAACGACCCTCGGCGGCGCAGCGAGAATCTGCGGCCCAATACGATTAACGGCTACTGGGATGATGCTGACTGGCTCCTCTGCCAGGATGGTCGCTGGCGGCCAGTTGAACCCGGCACATTCCCGCTGGCTCATGGGATTGCCAGCAGAGTGGGACGACTGCGCGCCTACGGCAACGCGATAGTCGCGCCAGCTGCCGCTACATTCATCCGCTCGTTTATGGAATGCGCAGGATATGACCTCATCTAAAATTTTCACTCCCCGCGATTATCAGCATCTCATTATCAACCACGAAATCGACATCCCCCGCTGCAACGTCTGGTGTGGTATGGGGATGGGCAAAACAATAGCGACGCTTACCGCGCTGGAAGACCTCTTCATGGCGGGCGCAGAAACACAGCCCGCGCTGGTGCTCGCACCGCTGCGCGTGGCCGCCAGCACCTGGCCGGATGAAGCGGTGAAATGGGGGCATCTGCGCAATATCGAAGTGCAGCCGATTGTTGGTACCGCCAAAGCGCGCGCTGCGGCGCTGGCGAACAGTAACGCGAGCGTGTTCACCATCAACTACGACAACCTGGTGTGGCTGGTTGAAACGCTGGGCGACCGCTGGCCGTTCGGTACCGTCATTGCAGATGAAAGCACCAGGCTGAAATCCTTCCGGCTGCGCGGTGGTGGTAAGCGCGCGGCGGCACTGGGCAAAGTGGCGCATAAGCACGTCCGGCGCTGGATGAACCTCACGGGTACGCCCGCACCTAACGGCCTTATAGATTTATGGGGGCAGGCGTGGTTTGTTGACCAGGGGCAGCGGCTGGGGCGCACTTACGGCGCGTTTACTTCCCGCTGGTTCAACTCGATACAGTTTCCGGGGCAAAGCTGGACGAAGCTGGAGCCGTTCGCCCACTCGCAGGACGAGATACAGCGGGCGCTGGCCGACGTGACTATCTCACTGGACGCCGCCGACTGGTTCGATATTCAGGAACCCATCCATAACGTGATCCGCGTGGACATGCCGCCGAAGGCACGCCAGCAGTATCGCGAAATGGAAAAGGAAATGTTCCTTGAGCTGAACGGCGAGGGTATCGAAGCCCCGAACGCGGCAGCAAAGACGGTGAAATGTCTGCAAATTGCCAGCGGCGCAATATACACCGACGACGCCGGAAGCTGGTCAGAACTGCACGATGCCAAGCTACAGGCGCTTGACAGCATACTGACCGAAGCAGCCGGCGCACCAGTGCTGGTTGCCTACCACTGGAAACACGACCTTGAACGGTTGCGCAGGGCATTCCCGAAAGGCCGTCACCTCGACCAGGACCCGCAGACGCTGCGTGACTGGAACGCCGGAAAAATCCCGGTCCTGTTCGCACATCCGGCCAGCGCAGGCCACGGCCTGAACATGCAGGACGGCGGCAACATACTGGTGTTTTTCTCGCACTGGTGGGATCTGGAGCAGTACCAGCAAATTATCGAACGCATCGGGCCAACCCGGCAGATTCAGGCCGGACACAACCGCCCGGTGTTCATTCACCACATTATCGCCGCCGACACTATGGACGAAATGGTGATGGAGCGGCGTAACTCAAAACGAACAGTGCAGGACATCCTGCTCGATGCCATGAAAAAGAGAGGTATAGCATGACACCGGTTATCTCTGATACTGACCTGATTAACATCAAAGAGGTTGAGCGCTCTGTTGGCCTGAAAAAATCCAGCATTTATGAGCGCATCAGTAATAACGAGTTCCCGAAGCCCAAGAAGCTCGGGAGTCGAACCTCCCGCTGGGTACGCGGCGAGGTAGAAGAGTGGAAAAAACAGTTTCTTTAAATCAAACGCAGCTGGTCAATATAATCCGCATACCATTGCATCATTTCCCGACGCCCTTCCATATAGAGGGCATGGTTATAAACCCCGCGAATATTATTCTTGTCCACATGAGCGATCTGGAGTTCAACCCAGTCAGAGTTGAATCCTCTATCGTTCAGTATGGTGCTGAACGTATGCCGGAAGCCATGCCCTACAACCCTTCCCTTATACCCCAGCGTGTGGATCATCCTGTTTATTGTGTTCTCGCTCATGACCTTTGACGGGTCATTCCTGCCGGGGAACATATTCACGTATCGACCTGTAAGACCGTGCAACTCTTTCAGCAAGACAACAAGCTGGTCGGAAAGCGGTACCAAGTGCGGGCGATCCATCTTCATAAATTCGGCGGGTATCTCCCATAGCCGATTATCGAAATCTACCCATCCCCATTTTGAGTGCCGCAGTTCGTAGGTACGCAGCCCCGCCAGCATCATGATCTGCAAACCCAGCCGGGGAAGCGGACTCCCCTTGTAACCCTCAAGCGCCGCCAGAAAATCGGGTAGCTCTTCCGCTGTCAGGAACGGGAAGGATTCACCTTTATGGCCGGTCATTGCGCTATTCAGTTCGCTGACGGGGTTGTACTTCGCGCGCCCGGTCGCAACAGCATAACTGAATACCTCGCCGCACCATCGGCGCGTTTTAGCTGCTTTCTCAGTTGCGCCGCGATTCTCAATTTTACGTAGCGCCGTCAGCATCTGGACGGGCTCGATCTCAGCAACCGGTAACTTACCAACCGCCGGAAAAATATCCTTATTGAATGCTTCGAGAATGTCAGAGGCATAGCCAGGCGACCAGCGCGGCTTCTTAAACTCATGCCACTCGATGGCAATATCTTTAAAGGTAATAGAGTTTGCTGCGGCAGCTGCAACGTGGCTTTTGACCTTTACCGGATCCACACCAGCTGCAACACTTCGCCGGGCTTCATCTCGCTTTTCGCGAGCCGCGGCCAGTGAAACCGCCGGGTACACACCGAGCGCCAGCATCTTTTCTCTACCGGCGAAGGTATAGCGATATCGCCAGTATTTCGCTCCACTGGTTTTCACCAGCAGAATAAGCCCGTTACCGTCTGGCAGTTTGTAGTCTTTCTCGCCAGGCTTTGCCGTCTCGACCTGTCGCGCATTTAGTTTCAT